TATTTTATTCTGCCATATAATTTGACTACCTGAGGTATAATAATTAAGAGGAAGACCTCCATTAGAATAACTAGCACTATAGTTATATTGTTCGATTAATGATAATTTATAATAAAAATTTTCTAGACGAGTTTGAGCAGATGAAAAATGAATAAAATTTGAATAATCAGTATAATCTACATTAATTTCGATTCCTTTTTCTACTAAAATACTATTAATTTGATATAATAAACTACCTGATCCTAATGAAGAATAATTTTGAGTTAAAGAATTTTTATTAGTATAAGGAGTAGAATTATTTATTTGATCTTGAATATCTAAATTAAAATTAGGACCATTTAAATAATTATATTGTTCTTCAAGTGAAAAAACAGTTGTTAATTCTATTTGATAAGCTTGAGATTCTGCTACTTGTTCAACAACCCAACATTGAGAATTAAATGTAAATTGATCAGGTAATGCTTCATATAATTTAATTAAAACAGTAGGATCGTTAGGATTAGTATTATCTAATGCTATATTATTAGCAATTACTAATTTATTATTTCCAAAATCTAAGTAAAAATCTAAATATGTTCCTTGATTAGAAGATATATCAGCAGCTAATTGATTTGTTAAATCAATCACGTCTGTATTAGAAATTTGAGTAGTATTTAATCTTAATTCAGTTCTATCAGTACTAATATCTTGGATATAAAAAGTACTTCCTACTGATGATGATAATTTTCTTTTTAAAAAATTATATATTGTATAGTATTGTCCTTCAGTGTATCCATTTGATTCTAAATCGTTTTGAGGATCAATTGTAACTAAATTATCTCTAAGTCTATAATTAGGATAACCAGCAATATTACTAAATAAAATATTTTGATTTAGATCAAGAATAAAATATTCAATATAATCCTCAGCTGGATTAAAAACTATATCTTGTTGAGTAAAATTAGCTATTAAAGATTTATCTGTAACAGAATAATTCTGTAGTTGAAGTGTATTAGGATTTACATTTTGTATATTAACTATTTTTTCCATTACATTTGTTGTGAACCCGAAATAGCCATATTAACTATTTGTTGGTTAAGTTCTAGATTTTGTCTTTGTAATTGATTAATTTCATCTATTAACGCTTGAATATCATTATTAACAGGAATATAATTAATATATTCTGTACTGGTTTTTATAAGATATTCATGTGAATTTGTTTCTCCGGTTTTAGGTATTTGAAAAAACAATTGACTATAATCTTGAAAAAATTGATCAATAGCAGCAGTTGTATCGACTGTAGGAGTTGTAGATGGAGTGACAGTAGTAGCTAATTGAGAAAATTTAGTATTAATAACTTTCTCATATTGATTTTTAGCATATACTTTTTTATTTAAATTAATTGTCTCCATTATCCATTAATTATTTTAAAATAATAATTATTATCTACAATTATTGTTTGTCCATCATAAATAGTTTTAATTACAACTTTATAATATCTTTCTGGTTCTAATCCATTCATATAAAGTATAAAATAACTACTTATATCATCTTGACTTAATTTAGTGTATGTAGTATCAAAATCTATAACATATTCATTAGTATATAAATCTTGAATTGCATAATATGATGATGTTGTTAAATAATAATTTTTAGTATAAAATGAAGATGTAGACCATACTCGAATTGGATATTCAGGTGTTGAATATATTCTAAATTTATTTACACTATCCGGATAAAAAGTACCTGGATTTTCATTTAGACTAAGTGTAAATGGTTGAGTATTAATTGTAACTATACCTGATGAACCAGTATTAATAATACAATCATTCCATTTAAATTCTAAACATGGAGGGTAGATTGTGTGAGTATCAATAGAAAAATATTTTATTTTAGGTTGGATATTTTCATTATAAATAAATTCATCTTTTTGTTTGACGATAAATCCATTATTATTATAAGATCCACTATACCAAGCATTTACTATATTTGTGGTATTAATATTTAAATCTTTATCATCATAAAATCCAAATGTTTGAGATCCACTTAATGATTGAGTAACATACCAAGTACCACCACCCACTGATACAGATGATGAATAAGATCCAGTAGTACCTGGATTAAAAGTTCCTGTTGTCCATTTACTTCCACTATATTCATTTTTCCAATTCCAACTAGCTCCATTAGTTACTTCAGGTAAATAAGCGAATTTTCCAGTTCCCATATTCCAAGATTGTGAAACAGGATATACTTCAATAGTAGTATTTTGATTTAAACCACTTACATCAGCTATAAAACATCTTAAATTTGATTGCCATTGAGATCCAGATATTTTATTATTAATAATATCTGTAATTTCATCTGAGCTAAATTGAATTAAAAAACGACTTGTTTGAGGAGCAGGTGTTCCTATTGCTCCTACTTCTAAAGATGCTTCTAATATTTCATCTAATCCTGTATTTTTATCAGGATACATTGAATATAATGTAGTATCTTGGGTTGGAAATATTTTATATACAGCCATGGTTTATTTTTATAATGGTACTACTCTTCCTTGAATATCAGCGTTTGGATATTTTACTTCAAAAATCATAGGATCTAATGATGGATAAATTACTCCGTTTTTAGTTGCTCCAGATATATCATAAGCATAATCTGAGTATCCTAAATTTGCTCCTACAAAATTAGATATTTCTATATTTTTAACTGTTTGAACTCCTTCTATTTTATCTAATAGAATATAAATATCTCTTAATATAATTGGTTGATTAATTTGCCAATTATTAATATTAAAATATGTTTGTAAAGCTGTTATACAATTAGTTAATACTTGATTACTATTATAGTTAGGTAAAATTATAATATCAAAATTTATTCCAATATTAATAACAAAACCATTTTTTATATTAACAGCATCATTTATCATTCTATATTGTGAAAGATAAGTTACTAAATTTTGTTTTAATGCTGGTGATGCTTGAGTTAATTTTTTATTAATATCAAAAGTTAAAACATATAAATCTAATATACCCATAGATTCACCAGATGATATGCTTTGTGCTTTTGTTGGTTCAATATATGCTTTAGCTATTTCACCATATTTAGCAGGCATAGCTAGTGCTCTTACTAAATAATCATCTTGAGTTACATTTCGTTGTTGTGATGCAAAATTAGCAGATGAATTCTGTCTAATTTCTTCAATTGAATCTCCATCACCCCCACCACTTGCTGCGTTTGGATTTGTAACTGCTAATGAATTAAAAATATCATTAGCGGTAGTTGTATTTAAATTAGGATTTAAAAATTGTACAGTTCCATTTAATTTAGTTAAGGTATTAGAGTTAACATTTGCACCTACACCACCTCCTGCTAAATATCTAAATGTTAGTATAGTATTTGAAGGAGCAATTCCATATGTTTTTGTATATAAAAAATTTGAAGGTGAATATGCTGTTGTTAACTTATCTTGTTCAAATGGTAAACCAATACCTACATTGTCTGGATTAGGAACTATAACTTCATCTGAATCTGCTACAGTACCTGCACCAAATTGAATTTGCAATGTATTTGAATTTCTTAAACGTGTAGTAAATCTATGTTGTACTTTTTTAAGTTTTAATAAATAAGGAGTATCTCCTGAGTATTGAGATAAATTAGGATCATTAGTATTAGTATTTTTAATACTATCATAAATCATTTCTTGACCTAAATAATCTACTTCATACCAAGTATTTCCTTCAGTATCAGTACAATCTAAAACTCCTACTAAATTATTAGCATTTATTTCTACTGTATTAAATTTAATTGGAGAACCAAAAGTAAAAGTTGTAGTATTAATAGTAGCAGATATAGCTTTTCTAGTTTTCTTTAATAAAAAAGATTGAGGATTACCTCCTGCTACTTCAAAAATAGTAATAACTGTAGGATCACCTGAACTAGATACTGTAAAATCTACTGGATCTTGTAATAGAAATGATACATTAGAAACACTAGATACTGTTGAATTTGGAGCAACATATAAAGCATAATCAAAATCAGGAACAAAAGATCCACCTGATGATTTAGCAGGAACTTTTTGGTAAATATCTATATTAACTGTAGCTACTCCTGTTACATTTGGTTTATAACCAAACATATATGCTAATTCAAATAAATTATTTGATTGGCGAGCAAATTGTAAATAGTTTTCTTGTACTTGATTATCTAAATAAAACGATAAAACATCACCAACATATGCTGCCATCTCCATAAACATCATTCCAGGAGAAGTAGGACTAAAATCATTGTATGTTGTTGGAAAATAAGTTTTAGCATAGTCAATTAAACTAGCTCTATATTCACCAAAGCTTTTATTTATATATTTTATATTTTTATTTACAGCCATTATGTAAAGGTTATTTGAACTTGATCTGTTATTCCAGTATTAATTATAGTATAATAAAGTTGTATATTAATTTCATTACTATCAGGATATTGTAAAATTTCTAATTTATCTACTTTAACATTAGGAAAGTAAATATTTATTAATTGTTGGATTGTATCTTCAAGATTATCCATTGTATTAGATGATATTTGTTCAAAAATATATTGTCTTAAATTTGCTCCAAAATTATCATTTAAATATCTTTCAGTTGTATTAGTTAATAAATAATTTATTAAATTATTTTTTATAGCATCTTGAGTAGTATATGTTGAAAAAAATGTAGCCGGGGCATTAAAAGGAATAGCTACTCCAACCGCTGTTCCAGGTTTAGTATCTATAGGAAATATTTTTTTAGCTCCGAATGCCATTATTTATTAATTAAATTCATTATTTGATCTAATCCTAATTGTCCTTCAGGTAAAGAACTACCTTCAGACATTGTATTTACAGGTCCACTTATTTTAAATTCTCCTTCTAATCCTGATTTAGGGCCTCTAGCCATATCACCTAAAATATCCATATACGCTTGTTTAGTATTCATTGGATTTTTAGGTACTTGGTTTGATGTGAAATTTAAAGTTCTATCATCACTTACCTGATAAGATTCTCTGATAGGTTGTTTATTAGAACGAACTGCTTCAAGTAAAATATCTTTTAATTCATCTTGAATTGCTTCTCTAACTGCGTCTTTGATAAGTTTTTTTAATATGTCAGTTTTCATCTATTATAAATATTTAATTAGTCAGCTTTTAAATTATTTGAGTCAATTAAAAGTTTAATTTCGTTAATTAAAACTTGATTTTCTGTTGAAAATGTAAGTGGTGTTGATAATAATATAATATCTTGAGTATTTTTAGCTATAGCTTTTCTTCTATTTGTTGTTGGTGAATATGGTTCTTCAACTATTTCTAATATAAATCCTTTATATGTATTATTATTTACATTACTATTATTTAATGATTCTTCTAATTGTTGCAATTTACTATCTAAAGATGTTAAATCATTAGGATTTATTCCACATCCTGTTAAATATTGATCTATTGATGATAATAAATTTTTTAATTTTAAAAAAACACTATTAGCATAATCTAAAGCAGTTGTAATAGAAGTTATTGAATTTTTAGCTACAGTCACTTGAGGTGTTAATAATTCTTCTAAATCTTTAGCAATATTAATAGCAGCGGGAATAGTTCCAGGAACTACAGCAGGTGGGACTATTAAAGCTAAACCAGCGTTTGCTGCTATTCTAGTTGTACGTATTGTTTTCAATGTAGTAGATGTTGTATCTACTATTGTTGATAATGGATTTAATGATTTACTTAATGATTCAATTGTTTTAGAAGTAATATTTAATTTATCAATTAAACTATTTCTTAATTTTAAAATATTTTGAAGTTCATTTTGAGATAAACAAGTACTAGGTAATTCTACATTTGGTAATCCTATATTTTTAATTCCTGCTTTTTCAGCTATCTGAGTAACAGTAGGAATTTGTTGTTGAATTAATCTTTCAACATTTTTAATTATTAATTGCTGGATTCCGTTTTGAGTAGCCATTTTTAAAATGAACCTTTTATTTTTGTTTGAAGTTGTTTAATATTACCTGTAACTTGTTTTTTTAATGTTTCAGCATTTACTTGTGAAGGAGTCTTATTTACTTTTACTGAGTTTGGTTCATAGTTTTTTGCCTCCATAAATACTTTAATTTCTTCTATAGGCCATGTTAATTTATCAGCTGTATGGATAGTTGGATTATATGGTACAAAATATTTAAGTACAGGATCAGTATTTGTTCCATCTTGAATACTTTTCCAATCTTTATACTTAATTACAAATCTATACTCACCCCATACTGATGGTAAAAAATTATCAGCAACAGTATTTACTAAATTAATTTCAGTAAAATATGGTGGATATTTCATTTGAAGAGTTTGAGTACCTAACCAACCATCTACTAAAGTTTTAGGATATGTTTTTGAAGTAAATCGTTGAATAGCAAATATATCTTCTCGTGTTAATGGATTATTTTTTCCCCTATTAATATTCGGATACTTATCACCATATGGATACCAAACTTCCTCATTAAATCTTTTAATAAGATCATCTGTTTTTGACTTTTTAATAGAACTATTTATAGATATATCTTTTTTATCAAAATTACTATTAACAAAATAATAAAATCTATTCCATTTTTCTTCAGTATATTCTTTAGGACGTAGTAAAACTCTTTCTATATCAAAAGGATTTAAATTTAAAACTGGTGGTTCTAAAAGGTCTACTCCAGTACTACTATATCTATCTTTATCTTCGGTGCCTGCCATTATACTGTGTAATTACGTTTTGAGGTTATAGTACAACTTTCAGAAGTAGAACCTAATTGGGTATTTAAAGAATCTAAAATTCCAAGAACTTTTGAACATGGGATAGCAAGTGAAGGAAATATAGCAGGTTGATTAGGTACTACCGGTAGTGATTGTAAAAATTGTAATGATGTAGCTAATTCTTTTATTGTTGAGGTTAAATCTCTTAGTAATTGAACTGTTGTATCTCCTAATAATAAGGGTTCTGTAGCTAAATCTTCTTTACCTAAATAGATATTATCTGCTTGAGTAATAAATTTTTTAGTATCTATATTAACTGATTCTTGTGAATTTAAATTAATAGATTTAGCTGAACTTAGTAAAATATGATCACCCCAAGAATTAAATACTAATCTACCTGAATCTAATATGATTTGAGGTCCAGAGTATTTATTTGGAGAATTAGGAGTTTTATTTTTGTTATAGCTTGTATAATCTGTACTTGCTGCTTTTAACGGGATATTCTGAGTACTTGTTATATAGATTGAAGAAATATCATTATTTATATTTTCTATAATAGGAATCCATCCTTGATTAGTAATATCTTCTTTAGTTAATGGATCTATTAATATATCACTTTGTCCATTTCTTATAACAATAATAGGATCTCCATCTTTACCTATTCCTTCTGTAGACCAATCATTAGGGCTAAGAGAGGCACTAGACATAACTGTACTACCTAAACGAATTGAATTACCCCATCTACCTTCATGAATAACATCTCCCTCAAATGGTAATAAAGGATGAATATTTCCTTTTTCTTTAAATGTTTTACCTAAATTAGTTTGTACTGGATTATTAGATATAACACTAGGACTTCCAACTTGTGTTTGATCATAAGATTTATTCTGTGATTGTTGAACAGTATTTGATTTAGTTGGATAAGCGTTATGATGAGGATGATTCCAAACAGCTACATTATTATAATATGATTTTTGAGAAGCATTATTTTCTCCTATTCCAGTATTAGGAAGAGTCATTATATAAACAATTTCTTCTAATAAAGGATAATTTTTAATATTAGGATTAATAGGATAAGCCACTGAAAATTTAGAAAAATTAGTAGGATTTGTAACTAATTCATATTCTATAGCCCCTAAGGCTGACCATCCTCCTAAATCTATAAATCTAGGATGAGAACTATTTAATACAATACTTTTTACTCTAACAGGAACAATTAAATTATCTAGATTAGATAATGTAGATACTCCAAATCCGTTATTAATACTAGAATTTAGGTTATTATTTAAACTACTAAAACCAAAATCTCCCTGTCCCATTATTTTTCTTCTTTATTAATATTTTCTTGGATTTTATTTATTTCACCTAATAATTGTGCTTTTTCTTCATCAGAAATTAAAAAATTACCTTCACCACCTCCACTATTATCATTTGCTATACAACGTTGAATTATAGTAGCCATTTTAATAAGTTGTTCATCATTTTTAACACCTAACTCTAGATATTCTTTAATCAATGGAACAACTAAGGTAGCATCACCAATATCATCAATTAATGGTTTTAATTCATCAATTAAGACAGATATTTGTTTTTCTTTTTTCTTTTGATTTTGATAAATTTCTTGAAATAAGTCTTTTAACTTTTTATCACCAAAAATATCAGATTCTAAACTACTCATATTTTTATTTATTATAAATACTAGAAATTAAAATTTTATATATCCATTTTCTAAATAGAACACATAACTATTTCTATAAATATCATAAAGTTTATCAGCTATTTTAGTAATTTTAGGAGTTTTTGCATCTACCATTTCTCTTATGTAGATATACAGTGCCTTTTTATTAAATACCTCTAAATCATCTCGTTTTCTAAATAATTCAAGTATAGCATCTGCTATTTTAGCATCACCTTCTTTAGGAAAAAGAGTATAAATATTTGTAGTACAATGTTCTATATATAGATCTGTGAATAAAGATATTTTATCATTATGTCCTAATTTATCACTAGGTGAGTTATTTTCCTCAATAACATATGAATGACCATCATCTTCTTCTAAAATAGAAGCCGGCACTGAGTTAACACGTTTTTTATAATTTTTTTCATTATATAAAATTAACCAACGTTTAACAATAGTTCCAAAATATGAATATGCTTTAGCACCTTTAGAGGGGTCAAATAAATGTATTTTACTGAGTAAAAATGTAATAATCTCGTGTTGTAAATCCTCGATATTCTCTACTTCAGTATAATAAAATTTAAATGTATGAATAATATTTTGAGTTAATTTAAAGAAAGCATAATGAATCTTATCATTATATATTCTACTACGTTCAGAAGGATCAGTATTTAAATTATAAGCAACAATAGCATCTTCAGTAGCTTGTGTGAAATAGTTTTTACTCATTAATTAACTTTAAAATTATTTAATTGTTCCTGTAGATATTTTATCTGTTGAAAGAAATATCCTACTTCATCATCACCAGTAAATGTGCCTTTAGTGTCAATTTCTTTAAGTTTATTCTCAGAAAATTTAATAGTATTAGATAAATTCATCATATAATTTTCATATGATTTAATAATATCTTCACATTTTTCATTCTTTTTTAATAAGTTATAATTAGTATAAACTAAAATAACTATAATAATCGAGAGTATTGATGTTAATATAATCATAGTTTTAAATATTAAAAGGTTGCAAGCGTAAACCTACAACCTTTATTTGTTTTAATTTTTTATTAATCGTTAAAAAAACCTTGCATTACGTTTTTTAATCCTTCACTTTTAATATTATTAAGTGCTTTAGTTTTAATTGCTGGTTTCTTCAATGTACTATCCTTTTTCTGGAGAGCCACATTTCCTGTTAATTTAGGCATCCATTCACGTTCAAATTCAATACGTGCGGCCATCAAATCAGCCTGATGAATAATATAAATTAAAGATGTACGTGGTTTAGTTTCGGGCATCCAATTAATTAGATATGGCTTATTAGCTTCATCATATAAACCATCGTGTAATTTAATAGCTAAAAACTCATTTTTAGTATATAGAATACCATGCTGAGTAAGTAAATGTAAACCACGATCTGGAACTGACATGAATTCAAGTTTATCGTTAAATTTATAATCCTCACCTAATTTATCTTTACGCCATTGATCAGTCTGAGGAATATATGCTTCATTTTCTTCATCACCCATTTTACCTAAATCGTGATTCATAGCTGAAAATACTAATTCCTCAATAGTATAATTTTTAGTTACACCAAATTCAGACCATAATTCTTCAAACTTAAGAGCAGCCTGAATAACACGATTAACGTGTTCGATATATCCTCCGGGGAAAGCGTTATGATATTCTTTTTTATGGGCGGCAGGCATAAGCATTATACGTTCTGCATACTTTTCATAAAACGCCTTTAAAGCGGTTTTACGTGGTTCTGAGATATAAGTATCAATATAACCAATGAACTCATCCCAATTTTCTTGAATTTGTTCTGCTGTTAGATTCATAACTATTGTGCTGATGAATTAAGTTCGTATCCGTTAATAGGTTCTGTATCAATATAGGTTCTAAGTTGATCAATTTGCTCACGCATATTATCAACAGTTTCTGTAAAACCTTGTTCATCACCTCGTCTGAGTTGATTAATTAATTTGTTTAAGGACGTATCGATCTGATCGATTTTCCTAAGAGCTGCATCTCTATTTTTCATATATTTTATTTATTTAGTTTATTCCTTATCCCCGTTTTACTCATTCACGCGTTTTCCGTTTCTCCTATTCCTCATTCTCTGTTAAAAACCCGTAGTCGTAATATACGAACAAGATTTAAGGAAGCCAAGCTATTTTAAAAACTCTTCTA